GGTAAAACTTTTTCAAATAAAACACCATCTTTGAAATGATATATATTAGTTTCGTTCCAAATTTGCACATTAGCCACTTCTTTGTCGTTTTCCTTGTTTTTGTATTCCCACATAAACAATAACATATCTCCGGTAGCATCAAAATAAGGGGTCATTGTTCCCTTGGTATTGTCCAGCACCTTGGCTTTGATTTCCTTGACCTGTGTTTTGAGTTTAAAGAAGGACAACACTTTATTCAAAAGGGAAGTTTCTCCAGCATCAACAATATAAAATTGCATTGCCACTTGGGTTTGCGAAAACTTGATTATCGTGGCATCCAAAAGTTTTGAATCGATGCGGTTTATTCTCCAAATTTGTTTGACCAACTTGGCCAAGTTGTTTTCTTCGGACGGGATCAACGTGATTGGTTTCCCGATGACAAAAGCCGCCAAAGTTTCGACAATGTTTTGTGCGTGGTTGATGTAAATCTTGACCATTTTTGCCATTTTACCAGCTTCAAGGGTTTTGTCTAACTGTATTTTTTCGAGTTGTCCTTCACGCTGATTTCGGTCAAATTCCTTGTATTCCTTGACATAGTTTTCAATGTCAGTTGGTTTCTTCGTGCTTTGGGCTTTTATGGTTGCAATAGCTTTTTCGGGGTCTGATTGCAATAATGCCAATAATTCTTCCATAGTGATTATTTTTTAATAGTTTAATTTTCTGCTTTCTTCCTCGGTCATTTTGTAAACGGTAACGCCTTGGCCATTGTGTGCAATGTGTCCGTAACGTGCTGCATCCCAAATGTGGTTCCATTTGTCGATAGGTTGGTTTATTGAAATTCCTCCTATCTCTTTCATTTTATAATTCTGTTGCTCCTTGAGAGCTTCTTTGTACAAATGATTTTTGATGATGTGGATCTTCTTTTTCTTCATTGAAGTAAGCCAGAACATCACAGACTTTGTTTTGCTGATTTTATAAGCGTGAACAAAACCTTCATTCTTTAGGCCACGAACCATTTCGACCGTTCCTTTGTTTTCTCCGGTGTATTTGTCGGCTGAATCGCAAGGGATAATGTCATTGGCTTTGTCAATGCCCAAACTTTCGAGTAATCCCGCCAAGGCTTGTGGTGTTTCGATTGGCTCATAGGACAAAGGCTCAATCCAAATGTTGAATTCATCTTCGCCATAGCGTACCAGCGTGTTTGGATCTGTAGTGAAACCAAAGTCATTGGGATAAATAGGAGCTTTGTCTTCTGGGAATTTATCAAGCCAGAACACGTTGGGGAATATCAATCCTTTCATCGCTCCACGCAATCCAAGACCATAGATTTTCCAATAATCTTCATCGGCCGTGCCGTTGGCAATATTGGTTGGATGCGGTGGCGGTTGGTTGGTTTTACTGATTGGCTCGACCTTTCCTGTGGCTTTGTTGTAGCATTGAATGATGCTGTCTTTAACGATATAAGAACCCGGTTTCCAAGGCTCTGTTATTATTATTTCGTGCTTTTCCTGTGGCGAAATAAATTTGTTGTCGTTGAATGTCGTTCTAAGGAAAGCAACATCCGGACGTGTCAAGGCATTGTCGAAAAACCAATGGTCGGTAAATGATGGGTTATAATCTGCCCACCAAAATTTTCGGCAACGCATAACCACCTGACTGAAAACTGTTTTTTTGATGAACATTACTTCGTTGAAGAAAGCATAATCGCAACCTCCACCGTGTTTACCATCGCCAATGAAATGTATTTTTGATTTGCCTATCTTGAAACTTTTAACCTCTTCGGCATCGTGGAATTTATTTGGTAGTCCGAAATCATCAAGCCTACGTTTGAAATCATCGTATAAAGTAGTTTTGAATTCGTTGTATGTTTCACGGTAAATGTTGATGGTACATCCGTTTGGTTCATAATAAAGGCAAAGCCATATAATGATGTCTACACCAGACCACGTTTTTCCGGAACGGGAAGAGCCTTCAAGACCGGCACCACGAAAACCAGATACTAATTCTATTTTTCCATTTACCTCCTTGTATTCCTGACTTGAAATAGAATTGTAAAGCAGTGTGTAATTTGGGTTCGAATCTTCATTTAAAACACAAAGCCTGTTTCTGGACATATCGATGTCCCTTTCTTTCAAAAGAGTTTCTAATTCCAGTATTTCGGCATCGGTTAGCAATGGTTATTTTTTATTTTTTTGGCAACATTGCCTTAATCGTGTTGTTAAAATCTAATGCAGTTTTTTTATTTTTTTTTAACTTAGATAATATTATTTGAGCTTGAAGCTCTCGGATTTCATCGTTCAATGCTTCATCGTTCCTGGCGTTTACCATATAGCTTTCTCGAAGTTGAATAAGTTCGTTTAGTTTGGTTTGAAGTTCTTCCATTATCTTTTTCTAAAATTATTTCTTGGCCTTGATATGAATTTGCTTTGTATTTTTTCGTAAACAATAGTGTTTAAATCTTCTTGAAAAGACCTAAATTTTATGGATCCATTCTTTACATTACTTAAAAAATCATCACGCATTGATGGTCTTCTATCTGGAGATATTGATTTCAATTCCATCATCCCGTCATTTTCTTGGGATTCTGCAAAATCAAGAAGTGCGTACCCAATAAGTGTTGGGTCTATAGTTTCTACTCCTTCAACGAAAACACGGCCGTTTACAATTTCTATCATAATATTTTGGTTTGATTTAAAAAAACAAAAGCAGTTCACATCTAATTTTTTATAAGGCGATTGATGAAAATTAAAAAACATTGCCACCTCCTAACGACACACGGTCCAGATTCCCTACATCCCAATTTTTACCCAGTAATCGATGCAGCATTGAATGATTTAACGAGCCTTTCCAACCCGACTGGTTCAATGTCCCGACTAATCTCGGGATGAATTGCTTTTTGTTTTGTGGAGATTACAGGACTCGAACCTGTACTGCCGTTTTTATGCTCGGGTTCGGCAACCCGTTATACTGTATATCGCATCACTGTATAATTTGCGTCTACCAATTTCGCCAAATCTCCTTTTTTAATCTTCTCAAATGTAACAAATTATGTATCAAATGAAACAAAATATGTTCCTATTTTTTTAAAATATTTTTAACAAAAAAAGCCCGGGTTATTTCTCCTGGGCTTTTGCTATTAGTTGTCGGATTCTAGCTTCTTTATCCTCTGGAGTCAACAACTGTATTTTCTGTTCATTGTCTTTTTCGTAGAAGCCAATATGTTTATTTATCTTCTCGATGGTCCAGTCCTTGCCGTGGAGTTTTATCTCTATGCCGTGTCTTGTGTTTTTAATTGACTCGATACACATTAACTGTTCCGGAGTGAGTTTATCAAAATCCTTGAAGGATAACTTCCCTTTTTCGAACTGTACATACTCATCTATTCTTGAGTTTCTAAGGACATTCAAGTGTCGAAGCATTTCTTCGGTTGTAATGTTGAATTTTTTTTCAGCAATTTTCGCGACCTTAGACTGTAAAAAATCAATCCTTGATGCTACCTTGATATTCTTTGAAAGAGTTGATGCCATTTCATTGACAGATTTATCTTTCAATCTTGATGCATTGTAAGATTCACGATAAGCCGCTGATTTATCCCCCAAACGTATGTACGCTTGACAGAATGCTTCTTGTTTTATGGTTAAATCATTGGTTTTCATCAATGTTATTTGTTTTATTTAACAAATGTAGCAAAATATATTCCTTTCAAGAAAATTTTTAATGTAAACAAAAAAAGCCACCTCAATTAAGAGATGGCTTTTAGTTGTCTCCACCGTGTGCTGAATGCTGACTGATGCATTGGTTTTGCTGGGATTGGTTTAAACCGGCAAATTCAATTTTGAAAGCGAAGCTGTTGAAACGTGGCAATATATTTCGGTGGTTTTCACATTGGAATGTCCAAGGTGTTTAGGAATTTCCATTTGTCAAGTATTAAGTTAATTGGTGTTCACACATTTTATTTACATATAGTAGTTAATGGCTATTTTGGAGAACCACCACGTTCAAGTTCAGCTTTCACGATTAAAAACTTATCATCTTCAAACTGATTTTCTTTCTTTTGAGAAAAAACATAACTCAATCCTTTTTCCTGTTTGTCATCAAATCCAATGCTACGGCAAAGGATAGGTAAAGAACCGAACAATCTATATTGCTCGGTTTCTTTTATTTTTAAAATGAAAGGCATTTTAGTTTTCTTCTACGTATGCCCATTCTGACCAATCACTTGAAACAATAAAATCCTTTGCTTCTTTTTCCGTTTTGAAAGTAGTAGCATTTGAAATATCTCCACCAAATCTGCTTTCGTTTTCATCATACCATTTTGGAAAATCTCCACTACCATCTGCAATTACATACATTACAGGAACTGCAATAAGTTCTAATTCTGCATCTTCTAATTTTTCATTTGCAATAAATTCATTAGCTAATTCTAATGTTGCGAAGTCGTTGATAAATTCTCCGTTTTCTGTGTTGATTACTTTAGTTTTCATAATGTTTGTTTTTAAGTGAGAATAACTTCGTTGTTATTTTCTTTAGCAAATATATGACTTATTTTCTAATAAACAATACTTTTTATAAAATATTTTAATTATTTTCTAAATTAGCCGAAAAAACAGCCATTAACAACAGTTTGTAGCAATTGCAATATTAGTTTTAGCTTTAGAATATAGGCAAAAATTTAAAAACTGTCTTGTGTTTTTAATTGACTCGATACACATTAACTGTTCCGGAGTGAGTTTATCAAAAT